TGGGAGAAAATGAACACGGCTGCGCGTGGGTGTCCCGGCGCGGGTGGCTAAAAAACTCGACGGCTCTCATGCGACGGTGAACCACGCGGTCCCGTCCTCGATGAGGGCGTAGGCCTCGGCTGGTCGGTTGCCTCGGCTCTCGTTGCAGTGCTTGTGAGCGGGTCCGACGTTGCGGAGGTCGTACACCGCGCCGCCTCGGGATCTCGGGATGATGTGGTCTGCGGTGTTGGCGCCGGGCAGTCCGCATAGCCAGCACACACTGCCGTAGGTGGCGAGGGTGAGGCGCACGTACTCCTGCGCCTTGCGTCCTCCCCACGTCTCGGCTGGTGCGCTGCGGTCAGCGAGGAGGCCAGCACCGCGGTTCACAGCTCGACCCGTCCTTGCTGGTGGCAGTGGCAGCCGCACCCCTCGCAGGCCTCGTGGTTCTGGTCGAGGCAGTCGAGTGACCGCTTGGTCGGGAGGCGGGCGTCGATGTCGCCGGGTCGTCGTGCAAGGTATCGGCCCAGCGCTTCGAGGCGCCGGCTCACCTCACCTCGTCGCACGGCGGTACCTCGGGCGAGGGGTGCGGGCGCTGGTCCAGGCGCGGAAGAAGTAGCCGAAGGATGAGCCGATGGTGAGGGCGGCGAGGAGGGTTTCGGGGCTGAAGGTGAGATTCATGAGTTGGGGCTTCCGTTCTGTGTGAGGGCGTAGGTGTGGTGGAACGTCTCGAGGCGCTCGAGCGCCATGTCGAAGAGGGCCTCGGCGTAGACCTCGCTGTGCACGCCCTCGTCGGTGAGCTCGGCGGCGACAGCGAGAGAGCGGGCCTGAGTGATCAGCCACCCGACTGTGCGGAGAGGGATCGTGCCGTCTGCGCCAGTGATGGCTCGGGAGGTCAGGCGGAACGCCTGCGCGAGCTCGCGGAGCTGGTAGGTCGCGACGCTCATGCGCGCACCTGCCTCAGTGACCGCTGGTACTCGAAGTCAGCAGCGCACGAGAGCACGCACCGGCCGTCACCTGGGATCGCATCGTGCCCGCAAGGCAGTCCTGCGCTCGCGCGTACTGGGGTTGCTGTGGGTACTTGCTTAGCTGTGGTTGTTATGGACGGTTCGGGCGGTTGTGTGACCGCCTCCCCCCGTGGTTGTAGGACCGCTAGGGGGGCGGTTGTAGGACCGCTAGGGGGGCGGTTGTCTGACCGCCCCCCCTCTGTCCAGGTGAGGCGCGCCTCAGTGAGGTCCTTCTTGGTGTTGTGCGCGGCTGTGCGATCGCAGTCGGATGGGCACCGGAGTAGGAACTCGTAGAGGTTGGGTCGGAAATAGTCGTCTGTGCGGTAGGTGCCGCCCTCGCCCAGATGCTTGCGCACCTCGCCCAGCTCCTCGAGCTTCTCAATGGCGCGCTGCACCTGTCGGCGATCCCCCGCCGCGTATCGGGCGAGGCGCTTGAGGGACGGCCATGAACCGCCCTCCCCCTCGTGCTCCGCGATACCAATGAGCACCAGACGCGCCGTACCCTTGGCCCGTGAGTGGTTCAGTGCGATAGCAACAGCCGCGCTGCTCACCGCTCGCCCCGTGTCGTAAATCTCCTCATGAGTGGAGATTATCGACACACGAACTGGGGTAGGGATTGAGCGCGGCGTGTCGCGAATGGTGGCACACGAAGCGATATTGTGAGCGCATGACCATGACACACCGCCCCGGCTTCGCCTTGGGCTCATACCTCCGTGAGGCTCGCCTCGCGGCCCGACTCGAGCAGATAGAGCTCGCCGAGCGGGTGGGCGTCTCCCGATCTGCGGTGAGCAACTACGAGACCGGCAAGACGGAGCCCAACGCGTCGACCTTCGTGCGTTGGGCACAGGCGACGGGGGCGGACCTGAACTGGCTCGCCGGCGGAGTAGCGGACCTTAACGAGAAAGCCCCCAGCCGTGGAGGACTGGGGGCTTCGCTCCCCGACTTGGACTCGAACCAAGAACCTGCCGATTACCGGCCTGCGGGTGAGTACCCGTTCTATTGGTTGGGAGTCACAAGCGACTGGGAGCTGGTCGCGTGAGCGCGCTCGTCGACGGTTACGTGCGCGAGAACCGGATCGCGTTGGAGGTCTTCGCCGACGCAGGGCATAGCGAGTTCAACGGCATCGATGGGCGCACGCTGCACGCGCTTGCACGCCGCGGACTCGTCTGGTTCGAGGCGGTCGACCCCTGGGCCAAGTCCAGGCGTTACCGGGGCGGCGTGACGGACAAGGGGCGTGCTGCTCTCGCCCTGCTGGAGTCTCCGTCGACGAGATTCTATGAATCGCCTGAGAGTGATCCAGACCACCAGAACGGGAGCCCGTCATGAGCGCCATCGAGAATCTGCGGCGGGAGCTCGGCCGCATCGAGGAGCCGGACTATGGCCGGATGCACGACCTGCTCGAGGATCGCAATCGTGCCGCCGGTGCCGTCAACCAGCAGCACCGATCACTTGAAGCGGCGGAGAAGCGCTACGAAAAGGCGGACGCCGCGGTCAAGGCGGCCCGGGTCGAGGCTGAGCACTTGAGGGTCGCGATCAAGGCGCTTGAGGCGGCAACGGATCGTGCGATCGGTGGTCAGGATGGCTGAGACGCCTATTCCGGAGTGGAGGGTCGAATACCCATCAAGCCGGACGGACGTGACCCTCCCGCGTCACGCCTACACGTTCTACGACGAGAGCGAGGCGCTCGATTTTCGGCGCGGCCTGGGCGATCTACCGGGCATCGTGGTGTCGCGTCGCGAGATCACGGTGAGCGAGTGGGTCACGGTTCCGGCGATCGGGAGTCAGAGGTGATTCGCCCTCAGCTGCTCGGCGTCTTGCTCGCCGTGCTCGCTTACCTCGCGATCGTGCGGTGACAGACCCCCGGTTCTGGGGTGGAGAGTTACGGGGGCGGTCGTCTGTACGGTCGAGTATGGGATCAGCTGCGGCGCTCCCCGATGCATGGGCGCTCGAACTAGACCGGTATGCGTCATGGCTGAGCATCACGGTGCGCTCGAGTGGCACCGTGCGGTTACGGCTGGTGCACCTGCGCAAGTTGGCCCGTGAGGTCGCTGCACCCGGCCCCTTCCTGGTCACGCTCGATGACCTCACGGACTTCCTGGCCCGCCAGCAGTGGGGCGCGAGTACTCTGCGCTCCTATGGGGCCTCCCTGCGCTCGTTCTACGCGTGGGCGGTCGCTACTGGCCGTATTGCGGAGAGCCCTGCTGAGGGGCTGCCGCGGGTGGCGTTCGTCCCCGGCAAGCCGCGACCGGCGCCCGAGCCTGCCGTGCGGGTGGGCCTCGCGGCGGCCGACGTGCGGGTGCGGCTCATGGTGCGCCTGGCCGCACAGGCGGGCCTGCGTTGCTGCGAGATCGCGAAGGTGCACACCGGCGACCTGCGGGGCGATCTCCTCGGCTGGTCCCTGCTCGTGCACGGCAAGGGCGGGCGTGAGCGGATCGTGCCGCTGAACGAGGGCCTCGCCGCCGAGCTGCGCGCACACCCTGAGGGGTATGTGTTTCCCGGCCAGATCGACGGGCACCTCTCGAACGGGCACGTCTCTCGCCTGGTGTCCCGGGCGCTCCCTGAGGGCGTGACCGCGCACCCGCTGCGCCATCGGTTCGGGTCCAAGGCTTTCGCCGGCACGAAGGATATCCGTGCCGTGCAGGAGCTCCTTGGGCATGCGAGCGTTGCTACGACGCAGATCTACGTCGCTGTCGAGGATGAGGCGCTGCGGCGCGGTGTGGATGCCGCGGCCTAGCTCCCGTACTCCTGGAGAATCGCGGAGTCGCTCAGCGTGTAGCAGCGGTCACGCAGAGCGCTCCATTCTTCGAGGGTCATGAGGTCGTCCTCTTGCCAGGCAAGAGTCGCCTGGTGCGTGCACTCTTGCCGCGCCTCATCCACGCGTTCCGTGTTGCTGCACGCTGACAGCGCGAGGAGCGGCAGCAGGGCGAGCACCGCCACGGGTTGTTTCATGGCGCCCAGTATCGGGGCTACCGGGGCGTGTTCGCGAGCGCCAGGCCGCTGGAGATGATGCCGAGCGCTGCGCCGGCGACCTCGAGCCAGGCTGTGCTCTGCTCGGGGGTGACGAGTCCGTATATGACTGCGATCGCGGCGAGGGCGGTGATGATGCGGTAGATCCATGCTCGAGCTGCGGGGCTTGGGATGATGCGGTTGGGTGTCTCGGCGGCGTGCTTGGGTTCGGTGTCGTTCATGGTGATTCCTTCCTGTGGGCGCCTCTGCTTCCTGGCAGCTGCGGTATCTCGATGCGGTCTTGGGTGCGCTCGATGTCGTTGATCTTGTCGGCGTGCTTGTCGCTGCGCACCCAGAGGCGGCCGACGCTGCGGCGCACGCCCCCGACCTCCTCGGCGACCTGCTCGACGCGGGTCGCGACGAGGGTGAGTCGGTGAAGGACGAGGGAGAACTTGTCGCTGGTCTCGTGGTGGCGATCGTCGGCTTCCTCGCGGAGGTTGGTGTCGTGACCGTTCTTGACCTCTTCCTTGGCCGCTGCAGCGTCGGTGGCTGCGTTGCGGGCGTGCTTACGGGTGGACATGAGCCAGGGCACGCCCGCGCCGATCAGAGCGACCGTGACGACCTGCACGGAGACGATGATCTGCAGCAGGACGGTGTCGCTCACGCCGCGTTGCGCCTCCTTTCGGCGTAGGAAGCGCGCGCCCAGGACCACGAGCCGCCCTTCTCGAACCGGGCAGAGTCGGGGTTGAGGATCATGCCGACCTCGACGTCGTCCATGGCGCCGGTGATGGGGTTGCGCTGCTTGCCGGTGGTGCCGACGACGACATCGACGGGGATGTCGAGGGCGTTGAGCAGGTGCACGAGCTCCTGCGTGTTGCCCTCGATCCACTTGTCGTCGGCGACAAAGACGTTCTTGGCGTACTCCGCCTCTCGGTCCCAGTTCGAGTGCTTGATCGAACCGGATGAGAGGAAGAACGTGTGCTTCCCGTTGAGCCTGAAGGGGATGGGCATGGTGTCGTCCTCCTGAACGATGAGGGGGCGGGTGGTGGTTGAGGCGAGCGCGGTGATGTAGGGCACGGGATCGACGGCGGTCCCGTTGGCGAGGTGGTACTCCCAGTGCAGGTGCACGTAGACGGTGCCAGTGTTGCCCATCAGGCCGACGAGCTGGCCGCGCTCGACTCGCTCGCCGACCCTGACGTAGATCGCGGCGAGGTGGGCGAGCAGCGACCAGGTGCCGTCGTCGTGGGTGATGATGATGCGGTTGCCGTAGCTGCCGGCGGCGCCGGCGGCGGTGACCTTCCCGGCTGCGGGTGCGCTCACCTTGAGGTCGTCGAGCTGCGCGTCGCCGTGGCCGATGTCTACGCCGACGTGGCCCTTCGCGCCGGTGATGCTGTCGCGGCCGATGTCCTCGCCGTGGCGGGTGGTGTAGCCGCCTCGTGCGGGCTTGATCAGTGCGGCCATGATCAGACCCCGATGTGGGGGCCGATGCCGGCGAAGCTGAGCAGCGCGCCGAGGGTGGGGCCGAACGCCTCGACCGCGCCGGTGTCTCTGACGCCGAAGCTGTTGCGATCGCCGAAGCCGCTCGAGGGGTCCACTCGGTAGGAGAGGAACGTGCCGGCGACGACATCGGGGTGGCACCCGGCCTGGGACGTGAAGGCGACCGCGTCGGCGCCGAGCGCTGCTGAAGCGCGCCCCTTATAGAAGACCACGCCGCGGTACTTGCGGTACCGGGGCGGGTTGTTGGCCTCCGCCGTCCACCCGGTGCCGAGGGTTGGTGTGATCCACCCGGTGTCCTGCTTGAGCGCGGTGATGGCTGCGGAGATGTCGACGATGATCTTGTTGAGGAACCCGGAGAAGGTGGTGTCGACGAGGTCGGTTTCTTCGTAGCGGCGGATGCCGTTGCTGTCGGGGGGGAGCATGGTGCTATTCCTGTTCGAGGTCGCGGGCGCGGATGGTCATGGTGTGCTCGGGGAAGGTCCACTCGACGGCGGAGATCGCGCCGGTGATGAGCTCGCCGTCGAGGGCGTAGTAGTTGAGCGGCTGAGTGGGGGTCACGTCGTATTGGCTGACGGCTTTCGGGCCGATGACTCGCCCTCGGAGCATTCGCCGGGCGAGGACGTGCGCGGCAGCGCCAGGCCCGGGGTAGGGAACGTTGTATTCGAGTGCCAGTAGTTTTAGATGAGCGCTCGCTAGCGAGGTGGATGTCGCGCTGTCGGTGCGCACCTGCTCGGTGTCGCTGTCGTCGCGCCACCGGTAGGTGATGGCGACGGCGTCGGCCCACTCGTCCTCTTCTAGGCTGAGGTGCTGTGCCACCTCGGTCAGGCCGCCCTCGAGTAGGTCGAGCGGGTCGATGTCCAGCGGAGCCGCTGTGAGGTGCCATTCGCCGAGCTCGTCACACCACAGGCGCCGGCCCGCCTGCTGAACCAGGGGCGCCCAGAACGGCCAGAACTTCTGGCCGAAGTCGAACCGGGCAGGCTCGGGGAGGTAGTACGGGTCTTCGCCGTGGGTGTGCAGCTCCGCCCCCAGGTAGGGCATCACACGGGCCGCGAGGGACAGATCGACCCCGATCATGTAGGCGAGGTCAGTGCCCGCGGGGAAGGTGCGGGTGAGCGCGACGTTTCCCTTGTCGTGCAGCTTCGCCTCGCCCGAGGCGAGCGTTAGCTCCATGCGCCCATCTGATCTGGGGTCGATGGAGCGCACGTAGAGGTCGAAGTCCCGGGTGCTTGCCCCGCGGGTGACACCAGGTGTGAGCGACGGGGAGATATCGTCGGTGATCTCTCCCCCCGGCTTGCCGCTGTATGCGACGGTGAGAGCGGAGATGGGCTTGCCGCCCCACAGGCTGCTCAGCACGGCGATGGGGCGGTAGTCGGCGTACTCGGCGCGGAGGCGTAGCGCGACGCGGGCGTTATTGCGGGGGTCGAGCCACTCGAGCACAGCCGCTTTCGGGCGCGTCACTGTCAGGCGCGCCTGGCAGTAGGGAGACCACTGCTCGTCGAGGGTGATCTTCGCCTGCTGCACGTTGAGATCCGCGTACACCCAATCGGGAGTGCTTCCGATCGGCCCGCCTGGGGGGTCGTATCGGGCGACGGCCGTGATGAGGTGCCGGGAGACGGTCACAGGGCTCCCACTTCCTGAATTGGGATTGTCACAGTCCATCTGCCCGTCGCGGGATCGGGGCGCACCTTACGGGCTCCCTCCCCGAGGACGTAGTCCAGTTCAAGCGATGGCGAGAAGCCGGTGTCGACGAGGTGGAACACTCCCGGTACCCCGTGAGCGGCTGCGCATGCGGCCGCTGTCACGGGGGTCGGGAAGAGCAGCACGAGCGTCGCGGAGGGGGCGCGATCGGCGCCGACCGTGACGTCGGGGTAGGGGTTCGCGGGGTCGAGGGTCCAGTGGAGAGTGTTCGGTGAGGGCTGCTCGAACGTGTACCCATCGACGACCAGCAGCGGGGTGATGGTCGTCGCTCCTTGAGTGATGGTGACGGTCACGGGACGTAGCTCCCCCCACGCTCGAGCACGCGTGCGGAGACTGGAAGGGTGACGCCCTTGCTGGCGTTGCGCACGAAGTCGTCGTAGTAGCGGGTGTCCATGTTCACGACGACGCGGGGGCCGTTGATCGTGGCCGGCATGTTCTGCTGCAGGGCGCCGGCGTAGCTGCCGCTGTTCTGCTTGCCGGCCTCGCTCCATATGCGGTTGAGTTCGGCCTGCTGTGCGGGGGTGGCGTCTTTGTAGCCGGCCATGAACTGGGCGGCCGCGTCGATGCCCTGATCGTTGAGGAACGCCTTGGCGTCGTCGGAGAGGGCGCTGCTGGCGAGGGTGGTCTGGTAGTCGCGGAGGGCCTGCGCTCGAGTGTTCATCGCGTCGATGTAGGCCTGAGTGTCGAACAGGCCGGACTCTTTGTTGACGTAGTCCTCGGCGCTGGCGGCTGTCTCGTCATAGGCGTCATTGAGGGCCTCGATCTGCCCGCGCTTGACCTCGTACTCGGTGGCGCCGGCCGCGAGGTAGTCGAGTTCGGCGGCTTGTGCCTCAGCGAGTGCGCGCTTCTGCTGCTCGAGCAGGCTCTTGCGGTCCTCGAGGGCCTTGAGCTCGGGGGAGTAGGCGGCCGCCATCTCACCAGAGGCGAGGGTTGCGGCGTTGAGCCGGTCGTTCTCAGCCTGCATGAGTTGCTTGTTCTTGGCGATGAGCTCGTCGAGCGGCTTCCCTCCCTCGAGGTAGGCGCGTGCGACCTCGGCGAGCGGCGTGCCGAGCTGTTCGGCGATGTCGCGCAAGTCCTTGAGGTTCGTCTTGCTGTCGTCCGTCTCGGTGGCGAGGGAGCGGAGTTCGTTGTTGATGCCGTCGAAGGATCGCTTGCCTACGCCGCCGGCGTCGATGAACTCGTCGGTGAGCTCGCTGACTTTCTGTCGGTATGCCTCGCTCTGCTCGTTGCCCTTTTCGATGGCTGAGAAGGCGATGCCCAATCCGGCGGCGGCGCCGAGGCCAGCTGCGACGCCTGCTGGACCGAAGCCGGCGAAGGCGTTGGCGGCGACCTCCTGCGCGAGGCCGGCGATATCGTCAAACCCCCCTCTGAAGCTGGCGGCGGATTCGCGCGCAGACTGCTTCGCTTCGTCCTTGAGGTTGTTCACACCTTCCTCTGCCCGGCGGGTGCCGTCGCGCACGCCGTCGCCGAGTCCTTGGCCGGCCTTGCGTCCCTCGTCTCGGCCGGCCGCCGCGAGTTCACGGAACGTGGCATTGAGCCGGTCGACGCTCCGCTCGCCGTCTTTCGCGCCGTCGTCGAGCTTGTCGCTCATCTTCGATGAGTCGCGGGCGACATCGTCGAGGCTGCCGGCGACCTGGTCGAGAGCGCCCTCTACGTCCTTCGTCCCGCGGAGGAACCGGCTGGCATCGGCGAGGAAGTCGATCTTGATGGGCACTAAGGGGTCACCTCCCAGTTGCGGTCGAAGTGGGCGACGATGGTGTGCACCCACACCGCGACGGCGCGGGCGCCGAACTCACCCGCGGCGGGACCGACGACGTACCCCTTGCGACTGCGCCGGCGGAACTGCCGGAGACGGTCCGAGCCCCACTCGATGCCTGCGAAGTTGAGATCGGGGATCAACCCGCCGGACAGCGGCCGGCGGCTAGCCGCTCCGACAACAGTCACGTTATTGCGGCCGAACGTGACGCGGGCGCCCGGGATCAGGGCACGCCGCTCGAGCAGGGTGTCGGCCTTCTGCACCAGCTGCGCGTTCCACTCGGGTTTGAGCTGACTGCGGGCGTCCTTGTTGATGTCCGAGCGGATGTCGCTGCCGGCCTGCCGCACCGAGAGCAGGGCGGCCTGCAGCTCGGGCGAGTCATTGACTTTCAGCATGTCCCTCCTCCTTCGTCTCAGTTGGTGCAAATAACCGGCCTTAGGCGGCGGCGAGGCTGTCGACCATCTTGTCGATCGCGGCCTGAATCTCGTCGTCGGTGAGGGCCTTGCTGTAGATGTCGAGGCCTGCGTACTCGGCGTTCGCCCGCGATGAGGTGCCGCCAGGGTTGACAGCCAGCCGGAGGCGGGATTGCAGCGAGTTGGTGAGCGTCCCCACAGCGGTCGTCCCGTTGGTGCTGAGCGTGGAATCCGCGGCGTCGAACCGGACCGCGATGATGAGCCACATGCCTGGTGCGCCGTAGTGGGTGCCCATTGTCATCTGGGTCGCCGAGGTGCCGGAGGCGTTGATGACTTCCCCGTCCGATGAGGTGAAGATCCGCTGGTACGAGGACGCGTCGCCGGAGAGGATCGTCTGCGCTGCACCCGTCGAGGTGAGTAGTCGGCAGATGAGCACGTAGGTGCTTTCGGTCAGGGCCAGCGAGTTGGCGGGGGTGGACATGCCCTCACTGTTGGTGGGGTCGAAGAGCACCGTCTTGTGGCCGTTGAAGCCGCCGACGTTCAGCTCCGGCCCGTTGGTCGTTGGGGTGAGCGTGAGCGCACCAGCCGAGCCCGCGCTGGACACCCAGGAGGCGACGGTGGCCGCGTCGGCCCCAGCGATGCTGTCGCCACGGAAGGACGCGACCAGCGAGTCGGTCAGGTTGAGGCCCTCGGGGAACCAACCGAGCGCTGCGAGGCGGGCGGCGATGAGGTCCCGGAGGAGGTTGTTCCCGGCCGTGTTGAGGTGGATGCCGTCAGGGTCCGCGTACTCGAGGAGGAGGTTCCCACCGGGTGAGAACACCGTGTAGAGGTCGAGGTACCGGTCACCGAAGCGGGCCTGCATCGCCGTGTTGTAGTTGAGGATGCGGGTGCGGGCGGTGGACTCGACCGGCTCGTCACGGTCGGCGTAGTGCCCCAGGATCAGCACAGGGTGGCCGAGGGACTGCATGTAGTTCGCGGCGTCGATGGTCCACTGGATGACCTTCTCCACGTCGCCCGTGCCGCCGGTGACACCGGTCATGTTGTTCTTCCCGATGTTCGCCAGCAGCGGCACCGTGCGAGTGCTGTTGAAGTCGGGGATGAACTCGGTGCCGACGTTGATGGTGATCGCGGTGCCGGTGGCGTCGGGGGTGAAGGTGAACCCGGCCGCGCTGCCGCTGCCCTTGGAGAGCGTCCCAGGCCGTTCGGGGTGCCCGGCGAAGTAGCCGTGGTAACCGACCGCTGAGAAGGTCAGTGAGCTGACGTTGGAGGAAGGGACGACGACGGTGCCGGTGGCGGGGATGGTGACGAACCCGCCGACCTTCAGTCGGCGTGACCCGAGCCGAGCGAGGATGTGTTCCGCGGACTGTCCTGACCCTGACCCGTCGATGACGGTGGCGCTGTAGCCGGCCGCGAGGGTCACGATGCGGGACAGCAGACCGTTCGCGAGAGAGGACCCGAACAGGGCGAGCTTGGTCCAGTCCGGCCCACTGGTGTCACCCGCCCCGTCAGCTGCCGCGAACATCGCCTCCTGAGCGACGAACGCGGCGAGGCTCGCCTGCGGCACAAATGAGGCGTTTGCTGCCTCAACGGTGAGCGCGTCGGCCACGCCGTCCTCGAGATGGTTCAGCCGTTCGGCGGAGAGGGGCGTGGCGGAGTCGTTGTTGTTCCAGGTCTGCTTGGCGTAGCTCACGGGCTACTCTCCTTCGCTCGGTACTAGTTGTGCGCTCGGCAGGGTGAGCGGCCCCGCGAGCGCCGTTAAGGGGTGACGACCTCGGTGGGCTCGGTCGAGCGGCAGGCGAGGGTTGTGGTGTTGTACGCCCCGACTGGCCCGCCGAGCGTGAAGGCGGGCACGGTGATCTCCGACTCGAGGGTGAAGTCGGCGTCGGCGTGAGGCTTCCACTGCACGGTGACCGTCTCGCCGCGGTGATCGAAGGCCCAGCGGGAGAAGCTGTCGGCGTCGTCGAGGGCCTGGACCATCGTGATGTTCAGGATCCAGGTCGCGTCCTCGAGCACCGCGTCGGGCGTGCCGCCCTGCCAGGTGACTGTCGTCGGGGCGAAGTTCACGTCGCTGACCTGCTTCTCGTAGCTGTCAGCGCCGACGAGGATGCGGATGTCTTTCTGTGGCCGGCCGGCCTTGGTCATCTGTGCCATTGGTTCAGTCCTCTCTCAGGGTGCCCAGTAGGGCGTCGATCTTGTAGGCGTGGTAGTCGGACGGGTGCATCTGCCTGGTGGCGTCGACCCAAGTCGCCGGCGGCAGGTTGTCGAGGGCGAGGAGCACCTCGTCGAGGGCGTCGTCGAGGGCGTCCTCGAGGAGATCCGGGTCGGTCTTCGGCTCGATCACCCAGATGTCGAAGTGCTGCAGGTAGGCGCCCATCGGCTGCGCCTCGGCGTGCTCGAGCTTGGTGCGAATGATCTGCACGGCCGCGACAGTCGGCGACTCGAGCACGCCCAAGTCGCCGATGGTGTCGACGACTCGGAACGTGTCGGGGAGCACCTGCCGGAGGTGGCCGGCCAGCTGCGCGCGGGCGCCCACTAGCCGACCAGCCCCACAGTCGGGGAGGGCGAGCGGAGCACGTTCTTGATCGCCCAGGACATCGGGCGGACGGGGACGCTGTACCCCTCCATGCCGATGCCCTCAGTGCTCGGCCCGGTTTTCTGTGCGTCCCAGAGGGCCTTGGCTTCCATGAGCTGAGCGACCCGGTACCTGGTGGGCACCTTGTCCTCGTCCTCGACCGGCGGCTCGTAGGTCGGCTCATAGGGCGCCCAGGCGAGGCACTGCTCGCGAGCGACCTCGAGGAGCTCGTCGAGCACCGTGCCGCCGGGCGCGTTGGTCCACTGTGCGCGGGCGCTGGAGGCGTCGTGCCAGGCGACCAGTGTCTCGGTCATGGCCGCTCCTTTCGAGGTGTTGAGCCTGCCGGCCGGGGCGCCCCCGATCCGACCGGCAGGCGGTCGATCAGGCGGAGGCCGTGTACTTGCGGCGGAACACCAGTCGGGGGTCCACGTCGTCGAGGCGCAGGTAGCTGAAGAACCCGAGGTCGATGCCGCCGTGGGCGAGGTCAATGGCGCGGACCTGCGGGATCTGCCGCTCACGGACGACGAGTCCGCGGTTGTCGAAGGCGACGACCTCGCCGGCCGCGAGGGTCGAGTCGAGCTCGATGACCAGAGCGCCGGCGTCGGCAGACCCGGCGGCGATGTCCATGCCGAGGGTCGCACCCTTGAGCCACAGGGGCAGGTGCTCGGTGTCCAGCACCTCGAGATCCTCGAACAGGGTGTCGGAGAGGAACACCCGGTTGACGCTCGAGCCGGGGATGGCGCGACCGTCGCGGATGATCTGGCGCAGCACGGCGAGGACGCCGCCCGAGGTGACCGTGCCGGAGGCGTTCGACTTGAGGGCCTTAACCCGGGAGCGGATGCCGGCCTCCGACTTGATCTGGTAGTCGGTGACGACGTGGCTCCAGAAGTCGGCGAGGAAGGCCTCGTCGCCGAAGTCCACGAAGGCGCGGTCGATGTCCCAGCCTGCCGCGATGCGGAAGGCCACGAAGTCGTCGCCGACCGTGGTCGCGGTGCTGGTGGGAACCTCGGTCTTGTTGCCGGCCCACTCAGCGACCGTCGGCTTGGTGTCCCAGCGGTATCCCTTGGCGCGCAGCGCGGCGAGCGGCTGCGGGGTGCCGATGGCCTCGATGTAGGGGCGGCGGACCTCGTTCGCGGTGAACAGCTCGCCGAGCCATTCGGGCCGCTGGACGTAGGCCTCGCCGGCGTCGTTGGCGGGCACGATGTCGTTGAGGGCGAGCACGACCTCACGGGTGTCGCCGGTGTTCACCGCGGCTGCGACCCGGCGGGTGACCTCACGCAGCGAGAGCTGCTCCCGATCGACGACCTGAACGGTTGGCGAGGTGCGCTGCACCACGCTCGGGCGGTTGGCAGCGGCATCGGTGGCGAGGGCGCTCGCGACTGCCTGGGCGGTGTCGGTGGCCTCGGCCTGAAGCTGAGTCGCCTCGAGGGCGGCAAGGGCTGCGTCGTGCTGCTCCTGCGTGATGCGTCCGGCGCTGAGGGCCGCCGCGAGCTGTTCTCTGGTCACTGGGGTGTTTCCTTCCTGTGGGTGTGCGGCTGCCATGGCTGCGGCAACGCTGTATATCCCGGCGTCGGCGACGGCGGGGATGGCGCAGAGTGAGACTTCGTAGAGCTCGGCGTCGTAGACGTGCATGGTCCAGTTGTCGTCGAGGGTGTACTCGCGGATGGAGAACCCGACGGACAGGCCGTCGCGGATGCCCTTGGCGGCCTCGTCGAGAGCGCGGTCGCCGTTCTCCCCTTCGGGGATGTAGAGGTCGCCCTCGAGGGTCTCGGGGTCGAGGGCGGTGACGTAGCCGAGCGGGTCGCCGTGGTTGTGGTCGCGGAGCACCTTGACGCGGGTGAGGGGTTCGCGGGGCTGCAGTGAGCCGGGGTGCAGGATCATCCCGTGCGAGGGGATCAGCTCGTCGTAGGTGGAGAAGATCCCGCGGAGGGTGCGGCCGGCGGTGCCCTCGGTGCTGGTGTCGAGTGCGAGGCGGCCAGCGAGGTGCATGTCGATGGTGGGTGCGGGGACGGTGCCGGCGCTGGTCCGGGTGGCGAGGGCGGCGCGGTGCTGTGCGGCGGTGATGAGGCCAGCGGTGAGGAGCGCCTCGAGCTGTGCGGGTGTCATTGGTTCCAGCCCTCCCAGGCGTTGATCTGTTCTTGTGTGACGAAGCCGGCGCGGAGGCCGATCTCGTAGGTCTCGAAGCGGGTCTTCTGGTCGTCCCTGGTGAGGTCGTCGGTGTCGAACTTGACCCGCCAGCCCGCCGGGGTCACGTCTCCCAGCGACAGCCGGTCGGCGATGGCGGACATGTACGGCGCGAGGGCGAGGTCGATGAGTTCCCAGTTGCGGGACGCCCGGTTGTTGTAGGTGAGCGACTGCCCGTCGACGGCTACGTCGGCGACCCAGGCGGGGGCGTTCATCTTGCGGACGAGCATGAGGTCGGCGCGCTTCTGTCTCTCGATGAGGAGCTGCTCGAGGCGCTGCCCGTGGGCGACGGTCTTGATGCCCTTGCTGGTGTAGCCCACTCCGTACCGGCGGCGCCCCTCGGTCCAACGGCGGAGCACCTGGTCGATCTGCTCGTCGGTGATGTCGGCGCCCTCGTTGTGGAGCTCGAAGGAGGGGACGGGGTTGTCTTCGGCGAGGGCTGCAGCTTTGGCGATGACGATGGCGCGCTGGATGGCGCCGCGGCCGTGGGCGAGGAGGCCGCCGGCGAGGGGTGAGTCGAAGCGGATCACCTCGGCGTCGGCGACCGGCGCTCCGAACGCTTTGACGAGGTTGCCGTCGCCGTCGCGCTCGGCCTGGGTCCAGGGGACGTGGCGGGCGCGGGCGGGGTAGCCGTAGGCGTCGCGGCGGGTGACGACCCATTCGGTGCAGGGGTAGAACATGAGGTGATCGACGGTCCAGTTGAGGGTCGTCGAGAGGGGCACACTCGGGTCGGGCTGGGTGAGGATCGTGCGCGGGTTGGTGTTGCGCTGGTGGTTCTTCTCGTCGAAGAGCGACAGTCGGCCGATGGTGCCGGCTGCCACATTCCGCACCTTGGCAACCACGTCGAGGCTCATAGCGGCGTCGCGGTTCACGATGATCTGGTCACCGATGCCGAACAGGGCACGGAGGTCGATGTCGGCGAGGTGGCTGTCGTCGGCCCACGGGGACTGCGCCGCCACCTGTGTAACGAGCGGCGTGTAGCCGAACGCTGAGGCGATGCTGTCGAGGACTCCCACGCCGAAGAGAGTCAGCCCGAAAGCGAACGCACGGCGCGCATTTAGTTCCCGGCTCGGCGTGTCTCCCTCATGCGCAGCGCCTCGCGCGCCTGCTTGGTGGCGGGGTGGCCCGGGCGCTCCTCATGCCGGGCACCGACCCGCCAGCCCTCGCTCTGGGTGTCGGCGAACCCGCGCCACCAGGGGCAGTGCGAGCACAGAACGACGGTGCTGTGCTTGGTCGAGTCCAGTCTGATGGTCACGTCAGCCCTTCGGAATGTAGACGGTCGGCGCCCCAATGGGCTGCTCGTAGTGGTCGAAGGCCCAGAGGCCCGCGGCGGTCGCGACGAGAGACGCGATAGGACCGGTGGAGCGCTTGCGGCTGAATCGCCAGGAGTCCCCCATCGGGGCGAGCACAGCGTGCGCGACGGACCGGGCGAGGCTGCGAGATCCGTCATGGCGGAGTGAGCCGTCGCGGGCATAGCTGAGAAGGGCGACGCAGGCGGTGGCGTAGTCGCCGGCGCCGAGGGCATAGACCTCGACTTCCCGGCGGCGCAGCTCGTCGGTGATGCGACGGGTCTCTCCCCCGTCGTCGGCTGCGAGGCGGGCACCCCATGCCTGGTCAATCCACAGCAGGAACGGGATGAGCCAGGAAGTGCCGGGGGCGTCGTGGAGGACTCGGGTGCAGGGCGCCCCGTCGATGTCCCGCCAGGTCGCCATGACGGCGGCGCTCTCGCCCTCGGCGGCGACCTCGTAGCTGACGATCACCTCGCGGCGGGAGGGCACCTCGAGCGGAGGGGTCGCGAGGTCGTCCCAGTCCTCGGCGCTGATCAGCGGGTTACTCGAGGAGGTGAGCCGGTTCATGTACGCGCGCATCCACTCGCCGAGGGTCTGGTCGACTGCCTCCTTGGCGAGGTAACTCTCGGTGATGGTGTTGCCGAGAGCGGGGTGGAAGGTCCACCAGGTCTGGGGCTCGTAGGGGTCGAGGCCGTCGGGCATGCTCCACTCGCCGTAGAACATGCCGGCCCAGCCGGCGCGGCCTCGCTCGACGAGCTCGTTCATGAACCCGCTGTTGGAGGTGCCCATCGTGGAGATCATCCAGATTTGGGAGTCTCCCTCGAGGGTGGCTTGGGCGGGGCCGATGGCGCCCATGAAGTCGATGCCCTTGGCCTGGTCGTGCTTCCAGATCTCGTCGAGGGTGACGAGGTGGGGGGTCTCCCCGTGGATGTTCTCCGGGCCGGCGAAGGTGGTGAGCCGTGACCCGTTAGCCAGGCTGAGCCCCATGCTCCCGGCTGCGTACCGCGGTTTGAACAGGGGCGCCAGTGCCGACCCGGTGACGAGCTGGATGGTGTCGCGCATCCGATCTGTGGCGTCCTTCCCGGTCTGGGCGGTGAAGAACGCGGAGATCCCGGGCCGGGTCATGATGCGGTGGATCTGCACAGGCCCGACGAGGGTGGTCTTGCCCGACTGGCGGGGCACGGTGATGAGCACGAGGGGGTACTTGTAGAACCCCTGCGGGGTCTTCTCGGTCGCGCCGTCGACGACGGTGCGCTGCCAGGGCATGAGGGGCTTGCCGAGAGCGCGCGCTAGGCGGGCGATCTCTCTGCCCTCGGTGCGGGCCTCGGGATCTCGGGGGGTGATGAACCTAGGCGGAGGCGCGTACATGCAGCACCTCGTCCTCGTCGTCGTGGCGTAGCGCCTCGACCACCTCGTCGAGCTTGTCCTTGCTCGCGGCCTCCGGTTGCGGGAGGGTCTCGAGGATCTCGTTCATAACGCGGAGGAGGTTCGCGCGGCCGGAGGGGGCGCCCTTCCCGAACGAGCGATCGATGTCGCGGGCGGTGACCTTCGCGAGCTCGACTTGGCCGGCGTGGTGGGACTCGATGTAGCCGAGCTCGGTGAGCTTGTCGACCTGGGCGGTGACCGCGGCCTCGAGGGGTCCGACCGGCGGGGTGGGCTGCTCGAAGCCGGGGAGGGTCGCGGCGCTATCGCTGCGCATGGGCTGGCCTCGTCTCGGTCGGGTTTTTTTGTGGGGGGTTGGGAGAAAATGAACAC